ATAGTAGCTATTCAGTAAGTGGCACAACCTTAACTATGAGTGCAAGTATTGCATCTAGTGATAGTTTTTATGTGGTATTTTTAGGTGCTACAACTGGAACAGTTAATCCACAAGCTGGAAGTGTAGGAACATCACAACTAATAGATGGTTCAGTTTCAATAGCAAAATTATCAGCAACAGGCACAGCAAGTAGTAGTACATTTTTACGAGGTGATAATAGTTTTGCAGAAGCTGGTGGTGGTAAAATATTGCAACAAGTTAATCTTCATAATAATGATTATGCTTCATATTCAAACACTAATGTTGACAGTAAAGTTCAAGTTTTTACACTTGCAATAACACCTAGTGCAACAAGTAGTAAAATATTACTCACAGGATTTATAAGTATGTCCTCAACTAATTCAAGTGTTCAAACCTTTGGTATAGAATTATTAAGAGGTTCAACTGTTATTGGTACAGGTGATGCAAGTAGCTGGAATAGTGGAGTAGGTACAGCACATTCAATAGTTTATAGAGGGGATAGTGGTGGCTATTCAAAACCAAATTGTGCAGTTCCTATACATTTTTTAGATACTCCATCTACAACTTCTGCCACTACATACAATTTTAAAGCATATGCTAACCATTTTGGTAGTAGTTTAAGCAATTCAACTTTAATAATTAATGGTGGTGGTTATAACTATAATAATAAAGAAACAGCAGTTCCAACTTCAAATATTACTTTAATGGAAATAGGTGCATAATGGCAATTATAGTTGATGCAATATTAGCTTTAGACTCAAATGCAAGAGTAAAAGTTGTGGGTGAAGATTATAATAAAATTACTTGGTTTGATAACAATCCAAATAAAATTACTGTTGACCAAATTAAAAATAAAAAAGCAGAGTTAGATAAAGTAGACAAGGCTAATGAATATAAGATGCAAAGAGAGAAAGAGTACCCAAGAATAGAAGTTCAACTAGATACCATTTATCATAAAGGTATAGATGAATGGAAAAAAACAATAAAAGCAGTTAAGGATAAATACCCAAAAGGATAGAATATGGCAATAGATAAGATACAAGCAGAGGGAATAAATTTAGCAGATACGTTTGCTTTTACTGGCACAGTTAGTGGTGCTGGTGGTTTTATAAAATTATTAAATACAACTTCTTCTTCTGGTGCATCAGATTATACAGTAGATAGCACATATATAAATTCAACTTATGATAATTACAGAATTATTGCTGGGTATCAATATGTGAATGATAATGTAGGTTTAAATGTAAGATTTTATGTTAGTGGTTCTGAAAGCACAGCAAATTATTCTTATGAAAATGCGGCTCTTACTAGCTCAACATATAATTATGATTCTGTTGGAGGTACAACAATGCAAATTGGTGGTGCTAGTGGTAATGCAACAGGAGAAACAGGAACACTTGTTTTTGATTTAACAAATGCCAATAGTACAACAATAGCTACAAGAATACATGGATTTCAATATTCTGTAAATCAAAATGGCAATACTGTTGGCTATGTCTTTAATGCTGGTCAAGACTCACAAAATAATGCTTATGTTGATGTTGTAAATGGATTAAGATTTTATATGGGTGCTGGTAATATACTAATGCGACATTTTACAATTTATGGAATGATAAAATGAGTATTATAAGAGCCAACAACCGATCACTCATAAATGTAACTGCATTACCTTTTGCAACTGGTGGGTTAGTTAAACTATTGACTCAATCAAATGTATCAGCTCAAGGAACATATGACATAAGTAGTACATATATTAATTCTACTTATGATGATTATTTTTTTATACTTAATGCTGTACCAAGTGCAACTGCCGCTTTGTATGCTAAATTTTTTGTTGGTGGTTCTGTTGTTTCACAAGATTATACTTGGCATATATGTAGACTTGATTCAAGTAATTTTGCAACAGATACTCACGGAGGCACAGAGATGAGAATTGTTGCTTCAACTCATACTGCTACAACATCTGGAGGATTTATTTGCTCTGGATATATAAGAAATGTAAATAGCACAGCAATGGCATCAGTAATACAAGTTCAAACTTTACGAATCCAAGGTGCTGGTGATTCTGCTGATACGAAAGCACATATTATGGCAGGTTCACAAGACAGCGATTCTAGCAGTAGTGTTGTTAACGGAATAAGATTTTATATGAGTTCTGGAAATATAGAAGTCAAAGGATTTAATTTATTTGGAGTATCTAAATAAGAAAGGAGGTAATATGTCTATTTATAAAACAAAAATGGTAAATGGTAAGGA